AGCCGTTTTGTTTGGCTGCGTGAAACAGGGTGCCGAGGCCAATGCCCTTGCCTTGGTGGAAACTTTTCCAGTGCGTGTCGATGTCTTGCTGGCCCTTGTACTTGCTGCCCGAGGCTGACCACTGGCTCCACAGGGCATGGCCTTGGTTGCCAAAGGCGGTGTGCAAGGCTTGGCCGATTTCAATCCACTGTTGATACTCCGCATCGGGGCTGATGAACATCATGGCGCTGGCGGCCTTGTTGATGTCATCAGGGGCTTGGGGCTGGATGGCTGGTGAGGCTTTGCGCTCCAGTGGTGAGAAGTCGATGGGTTCTGAGGCTTTGGGCTGGTTCAGTTGGTGCTGCTCGATGATCCCCCACTCAGTGAGCAGCGCATGCAGGTCTTGGACCTCGATCACCTCGCCGCTGAGTTGAGATCCGGACAGCAGCACCGACTTGCCTGCGCTGTTGTCGAGGCCAAAGACTTCGACCTCTTGGCCGGCGGCCAGCTTGTACTTGGGCAGGATGTTCTCGGCCTGGTTGGCGATCAGGAAGATATGGCGGCCCTTGCCTGAGACACTGATCTCGGTCAATGCGCTGTTGGCCTTGACCCACCGGGCCATCTTCTGGATGGCGATGTTGGTGGTGGTCTGGCTGTGTTTCAGATCAACGTCCAGCACCACCAGGTGGCCCTTGCCGGGGATGGCTGCGGCCTTCTGAAGGACAAGCCCGAGATAGTCGCCATGGGGCATGGCCTCCATGGCCCAGACGTCTTCGGTGGTGAACAGGGCATCGGGTGGCGTGTCACGTGCCACGCCTTGGCTGCCATCGCGCTTGCGGGGGATCTTTTTGCCGTTCTGCACGCTGAATGTGCAGAAGTTGGCGGCTGGGTAGACGTTGCCCAATTTCATGGCCACGGCTTGGGACTGCTCAAACGCACTTGGCGTGTGCTCTGGTAAAATCGACACTGCAAACTCCTATGTTGGGAACTCGGCCCTTGCGTGATTCGCGTCACGCAGGGGCTTTTCTTTTGGGGGATGGGGTTGGATTCTATTCTTGGGTTTTTGGCGGCTTGACTTTGGCCAGGCTTGGCGCAGCATGGGCAATGCCGATCAGGTCTTCAGACACCTCGATCTTCAGGTCGGCAATGGCCGCTGGCGACTTCAGGCTGAAGGCCTGCGGGTGATCCTTGAGCGCAGCAGCGGCCAACTCTTCTGACTTCCAAAAACGGGTCTTGCGGCCTGGCTTCAGATTCCAGCCGGTAATCGTTGCGCCATTGGTGATCTGCTGCTTGGCCGCTTCCAGCACGGCCTCTGACCACTTCTCGGCCAGCTTGGCCAACTCAATCATTTCTGGCGTGACCGTGGTTTCTGTCGAGAAATCTTTGCGTGCGCTGTCTTGGACCTTCTGGCGCAGGGACGGGCAGATGGTCTTGGCTCGGCAGTATTTGCAGGCGTCAGGGCTGGGGTTGGTTGGTGCGTCTGGAGACAGGGCCAGCCGCGCCGAATTGACCAGATCATGGCCGTGGTTGACCAGATCAATGCCGCTGACCGTCCACTTGCTGTGGCCAGCGCGGGGCTGGAAGATGTGCATGGTGCAGATGATGTCGGCAGGCGCGTTCAGTTGACGCATCGCGCCCAGGGCATAGGTCATCAGTTGCTTGTTGTTCTCGGCCTCGACCAGCACACGGCCAAATTTCGCATCAATCACATGGAGGTGGTTGCCCTCAACAAGAATTGCATCAGCCGTGCCACCCAATGCTGGGTGCAGTGACTTCAGCCCAGCATCTAGGTTGACCTCAATCAGCTTTTTGCGGGGGTTCTCTGAAATACCGTTGACGTAGTTGGCATAGCTTTGCGCCATCTCGATGTGCTCTGGTGCAATATCCGGATCGTCAATCTGCTCACCTCGCAGAATTCGCTCAGACAATTCGTGCAAGGCTGTGCCAAGCGCAGCGGCTTCGCCTGCTGGCTCGTATGGCATCAATGATTCCAGCCGAACAGATCCTGGGCATTGCATGAATCGCTCTGCTCTGGAGGCTGAAAGGCGTGCGTGTTTACGTTCTGCGTGCTGCATGGTTGCTTTCTCCTGTGATTAATTTGACTGCGTGGCCGCGCACTTTGTGGCCGTGAATAAGTGCTGACGCAACTGATGCACCGTGCACACCAAGATGCCTTGCTGCTGCGTTTTGGCTTTCGAACACTTGACCATCAACCTCAACTTGGTTGGTCCATTGATGGGCTTTTCTTTTCAAAGATTTGTAGCTGTGTCGATGGTTGTCGGAGCATGAAACCCACTCAAGGTTTTCGACTCTGTTGTCATTCCTGATTCCATTCTTGTGATTGACCTGCAACTGCGTGTCGCCCTCAATAAAAGCAGCCGCAACAAGACGGTGTATTAGCTTGCACTTTCCTCGTCCAAGCATCACGCCAACGTAACCGTTTGGAAATGCGTGCGCAATGATGGGCTTTCCTTTAAACCGTCTTTCGTTGTGACTGCCGTAACGATTGCGCAGCAGCTTGACTCGATCAACACTGCGCACATTGCCAAGGCTGCTGATCTCGTACCCTGGCGCATCTTCAATGGGTTTCCAGATTTCCATGGTTGTCCTCCTGTACGTTTATATTGTAATACAGGTTTAAATGATCTGGTTGATGATGTTTTGCTTGGCGAGGATCTTGGCCAGCACGTTGTGGTCAAGGGATGCCCTGATGGTCAGGATGTAGATGACAGGGGCAATGCCGTTCTTGGTGATGTTCTCGACCCGGCTGCTGGCCTGCTCGAGCGCACTGGTGGACCAGGTGCACTCCACAAACACGATGGTGTCGGCTGCACTCAGGTCCACGCCCTCGCTCATGGCTGCGATATTGCCGATGATGACCTTGGCCGTGCCAGCCTGAAAGTCGGCAATGGCTTTGTCTCGCTGCGCTCTTGGCGTGTCACCCACCACTGTCACCGGCTTGTGGGCCTTGAGTTCTTTGACCAGTTCAGCCACCACATCTTTGTGGTGTGCAAAGACCACGACAGGCTCACCGGCTTGCAGCAGGTCATCAATGAACTCTGATGCTGGCTTGACCTTGCGCAGACCAGCCTCGCGCATGACCTCGGCCAAGCCTTCAAACGCCATCAGAGCATTGGGGTTGGCCACCAAGGCATCGGCATCGAACTGCTGCTCACGCTTGTCATTGGGCAGGTCAAAGGTGATGAGCGACACCTGCGGGTCTTTGTAGTCTTTGAACACGTGTTCCTTTTTCCTGCGCAGCACATGGGGCTTCATCAGCGCCTTGAGTTCTGGGATGTTGGACGCGCCACTGGTGTCCAGCCCCCATGGTGCGTTCCACATCTTGGCGTACCGGGCAGCGAAATCAAACCAGCCGCCACGGTAAATGTCCAGGCCATGCAGGATGGGCCACAGTTCAATCGGCCTGTTGGGGATGGGCGTGCCGGACAGGGCGAACACCTGGGGGATCTGCTTCATCAGCAGCATGGCGGCTTTGGTGCGTGCGGCCTTGGGGTTCTTGATGCGGTGGCACTCGTCCAGCACCAAGGTCTGAAAGCCTGCGTTGTTGAAGTATTGCAGCAGGTCGTAGTTGACCACCACCACACGGTCACTGGTGGTGCGCATGGCGTCATTGCGGCCACTGATGACGCGCACCGATACATCGGGTGCCAGCTTGTTGAATGCGGCCTCCCAGACCGTTTTTGCAATGGCTGGGCAGACGATCAGGGCGGGGAGGTTTTCGAGTGCTGCTGCCGTGGTGGGCAGTGTCTTGCCGACTCGCGGCTGGTCGGCCAGGATGGCCCTCTTTTGCGTGAGCAGAAACTGCTTGGCAGTTTCCTGATGCGGGTATAGCTTCATCGGTTTCCTCGGTTTAGCGGTTGAAATGAGCCGCCATTGTGCGCCCGTATTTTTTTTGACGCAAGAAAAATATTTGTGCTAAAGTGCAACTGCGCTGTCACTTCGATGGCGCTGAAAACCTGTAAACGATCACTCTGAAAGAAACGATCATGACAACTCGAGTCACCACTGGCGAGGTCCGCACCTCGTATTTTTCTGCCCTCTCTGCACGCAAGAATGAGATGAATGGCAAGGATGAGTTCTCCACCCAGATCCTGATTCCTAAGACCGACACGGCCACGCTGACAGCGTTGAAGGCTGCGGCCAAGGAAGCACTGGCAGCCAAGTTCGGGGACAAGATCCCCAAGAACGTGCGCAACCCTTTGCGTGATGGCGACACCGAAACCAAGACCGATGGCAGCCCATTGGGCCGTGAATACGCTGGCCATTTCTTCTGCAACGTGAAGTCCACCAGCAAGCCTGGCGCGATTGACACGCACGGCAACGACCTGATCGGCAACGATGACATCGTGAGTGGCGACTACATCCGAGTCAGCTTGAATGCCTATGCCTATTCGCAGGCTGGCAACAATGGCGTCAGCTTTGGCCTGAACAACATCTTGTTGGTGCGCAAGGGTGAGCCGCTGGGTGGCGCAAAGCCGACAGCGGCCTCTGACTTCGGCATCACCCGTGGTGCAGCGCCAGCACCAGCGGCCACAGCCGATGTGGGTGATGAGTGGTGATCAGCCCTTGGCCGCGATCAGCTTGAGCAGCGCCTGCTCAAGTTGATTGACTGACCCCCATAAGGGGTCCACAGCCCCAGACAGCCACCTGCTGACCTGGGGCTGTTGTATTTTGGCCTCCAAGCACACGGCCTTCATGCTGATGCCGTGCTGCTTGGCCAAGGTGCGGATGTCGTGTACAGATGTCATGCCAGCATTTTACTTGCATTGTTTGTTAATAGTTGACTGTTTTGTGGGGTTGTTGCACTGTCTTTTAATTTAGTGCATAATACGTTTCACCAGCACAAATGTTTGTTCTGGGTAACGACTAAACCGGAGAAAACGACATGAGCACTATTTCCAGCCTGCAATCCTTCCATGGCAAGCGTGTGGCCCACATTGATGATGAGCGAGACATTGGCAACTCAATCATCGTCACACTGAATCCTCATTATTTTTTCGCTGATGAGCCTGGCTGTGGCGTTCGTGGCTTCGACACACTCAAAGAATTAAAAGAAGGCATCAAAGCCAAGAACATGGTGTTCAAGTACACCCCACCGGCCAAGTAAACCCACGGGGCTTCGGCCCCAGACTTTCGGGGGGAAAGCGGATGCTGTGGAGGCCAGAAAGATCATCCCGCAAGGATGCCGCCACAGACGCAGCGAGTACCCCCACCCCTTTCTACAGAAAGAAAAACGATGAAACACCAAAAATATCACCAGCACTACCAAGTCCGTGCCGCCAAGCTGCACGCCCGTGCAGAGGCTGCATATGACCTGATCACCGCCCTCGTCATCGGCATCGGCCTGGCTGCCTGCCTGTTCTACGGGTGGTCGGCATGAAGACGATCTGGATCAAACCCAAGCCATTGACACGTTGCCAAATCCTTGGTGTGTGCCAGTCAAAGATGTCACCAGCCTGCCTGAAGGGATGCCGCAAATGAGCATCAAAGACCTGACCACCGCCGACCTGCCGGAACTGGAGGCCCAACTCCAGCACGCACTCGACCAGGCTCGTGGCATGAGCCTGCCAGCGCACGCTGTGCGCAATTGCCCAAGTGACCTGCAAAGCCAAGACCACGCATGGCGCATGGTCCAGAATCTTCAATACCTCATAGG